AACGCAAGGAACCAATGTATCCTACAGAGAAGCTAATCGATGTGGCTAATTGGATTAATGCTGACTATGTTATTATGTCAGACTATCCTGGTGAACCTGGTTTAAAGACTATCGAAGCTGCAGAGAAAATGATTCCAGAATTAAAGCGTGGTGGGTACGGTACGTTCTTTTGCCCACAGAGTAAGGTCGGCGATGTTGAAGACCTTATAGCTGGATACGAGTGGGCTTTCTTTCATCCGGACATTGATTACATTGCATTTAGTATTTTGAATATTCCAATTGCATTAGGCTGTGAGACAGGTAATCCGTTACAGAAGTATCTTTCTCGATATCACTTCATGCGCATGTTAAGTGAACGATACGATTTAGAAAAAATTAAAAAGACTAAAAAGTTTCACTTTCTTGGAATGACAGAAGGTCCTAATGAAATTTTATTGATGAAAGATTGGATTCGTCTTATTGATACGTGGGATAGTTCGGCTGCTGTTTGGGCTGGTTTGAACGGTATTAGCTTTGATACTTCTCCAACCGGTCTTATTGAAGGAAAATTTGAAAAAGAGGTTGACTTCAGTTATCAAACATCGGATGATATTAAAATAGAGTTGGCTAAATCTAATATGAATTATATTGATAAATTATTGGAAAGTTAATGAGCAATAATCAAGGTGAATTGTTTAATATGAATAAAGATCAATTGTTTAATATAAATTCCGGACCAAATGCAGGTGATTGGGTGGGAGTTGTTCCTGAGGCTGATGTGGAGTATCGTTATAGTGAGGATAAGTTTCTCACTGAAGTAAAAGAATATGTTGCTAGTACTTATCAGGGACACTACGTAGGCGGTGGACAATATCAAACAGTTGATATTTGGAATACACTGGGTAGTGCATCAACTACTTGTAGAGACACAGCAATTAAGTATCTTATGAGATATGGAAAGAAGGGTGGCACCAATAAGAAAGATTTATTGAAAGCCATACATTATATTACACTACTCAATCATTTTTCTCAGGAGATTAATAATGATGAAACACATCGCTAGTGATACTTCACAGTCTAAGCTAGATGTTTTTGATGCAGAACAGGTTCAACCTAACGCAATTGATTTAAAGGTCGATAAGATTTATCGACTAAATAATAAGACCTTTGAAATCAGCGAGGATGACAAAGTACATCGGGGTAGTGAATTTTTCATGCCTGATAGCTTTGGTATGTGGAAGTTAGAAGTAGGGACTTATGAGATCATTATGGAAGGTAAGATATCTATTGGACCCAATGAAGCAGGGTTTGTTATTACTAGGTCAACTCTTAATAGGAATGGTTTATTTATCACTAGTGGTCTTTATGACTCTGGTTATAGTGGTGTTATGGCTGGTGCTCTACATGTTACCGGCGGCCCTGCTATTATTAAAAGAGGGACGCGAGTGGGACAATTCTTACTATTCGAAGCAGAATCGCTGAATCAATATAGTGGAAGTTATGGTAGTGGGTCAGGCCACGACGCAAAATATGCATCTGGAGTTCAGCATTAATGGAAATTAAAATTGAGATTGAAGAGCTACGAAAACGTAAATTATTCGTAGCAACGCCTATGTATGGCGGACAGTGTACAGGTATGTTCTGTAGGTCAACTAATGACCTGTCAGCTTTGTGTATGCATTATGGTATAGAATTAAAATATTATTACTTGTTCAACGAGTCTTTAATCACGAGAGCAAGGAACTATTGTTGCGATGAGTTTATGCGGTCAGACAGTACTCACATGCTGTTTATCGACGCTGACATCGGGTTTGAAGCGAATGACGTGATAAGCATGCTTGCTCTTATGGATGATACTACTGACGACGGTAAAGACATTATGTGTTCACCATATCCTAAGAAATGTATTGCTTGGGAGAAGATTAAAGCGGCTGTCGATCAAGGACAGGCTGATGAGGATCCTAACGCACTAGATAATTTTGTAGGAGACTATGTATTTAATCCAGTACCCGGAACTACTGAAATCTCTTTAGATGAGCCTGCTGAAGTGTTAGAAGGCGGTACTGGTTTCATGATGTTCACCAAGAAGACACTACAAAAATTTAAAGATGCTTATTGGGACGAAGGTCCTGATTCTCCAGGTGGATTTAGTTATAAGCCTGATCATGTTAGGACCGAGCACTTTGATGGTTCTAGAGAGATTATGATGTACTTTCAAGCTCTCATAGATCCTGAGTCACGGCGTTATCTCTCTGAGGATTATATGTTTTGTCAGTGGGCTCGTAAAGCCGGATTGAAAATTTGGTTGTGTCCTTGGGTTAAGCTATCTCATGTAGGTAGTTTTGTCTATGGAGGTAGTCTACAAGCACTAGCAGCCATTGGAGCATCTGCAACAGCTGACAATAGTCTTCTTGGTAAGAAGAAAGGTTCTCCTATATCTGAGTTAGAGAAGAAGCAGAAGAAAGCCAAATCTGCTAGTGATAAAATCAAAGGAAAGGCATCCAAAAAGAAATGATATCTGATCCTGATCGATATTCGAATGATGTTGACTGGGATATAGTAAAGGCCCTCAAGAAGCTAGGTATCGGTTTAATTAGAGATAATAGTATTGAACGAGGACCTTTAAAAACTATTTCGGCCCGCCGATATTTTGTTGATAAAGTTTTTAAATTTAATCAAACAACTGCCCATCAACCAAATATGTACGCTGCTTTGGGTAGCAAACATTTACCTGTTGACTCCAAGCAGTTTACACCGGATACTATAGAACATTGGGGTAAGAATTCTTTGCACAGGATTGCGCGGAAAAACCTAGAGAAAAATGGATGGATCAATTCGGACGGTACTATTGTTGACATTGATTATTTTATCAATAAACAGGGGTTTCGACATGATGGTACAGAAATAGATTATATGGATGGTCGTGAAGGTGGAGTTATATACTTAGGCGATAGTCATACTATGGGGGTGGGAATTCCTATAGAAGATTCGTGGACATATATTGCTCATCACTTATGTGAAAAGACAAAGGATCTAAGATATATTAATATGGGTTGTCCTGGTTATGGTGTTGATTCATATTATAGATTGCTGAAGAGATATATAGGAAACATAAAACCTAATGCTGTTGTTATATCATATCCATGGCAGAATACTAGAACAGAAACATTTAATGTCCGAAAAAATTGTTGGGAGATTCAAACAATTTCGAAATCTGGTCGACAACGTCTTAAAGAAACAAGGACATCAGTCAGCAATATTGATTTATTTCATACTGCGCAGTCCTACATTAGGTGGTACAAGAACTTGGAAGCAATGAAGTGGTTATGTCATGAACAAGGAACTGTTTTGTATGCAATAGAAGAAGAACATCAGTTTGATGAAGGCCTTCAACAAATAACTAATGATTTTGTTCATCAGGTTGAAAATCAAGATTTTGGCCGAGATCTTGTTCACTATGGTCGAAAGACTCATAGGCACAATGGCGAAGTATTAAATAAAGTACTTAATTATATACTATAAAGGTTATATTATGAAACTCAGTGTTAACACAGTAAACATTTTGAAGAATTTTTCTTTGATTAATCCTTCAATTGCATTCAAAGCTGGAAACAGTTTAGCAACAATATCACCTCAAAAAAGTGTTATGGCTCGAGCTGACTTAGACGATACTTTTCCGTCGGATGGAGCAATTTATGACTTATCGAGGTTTTTAGGGGTCATTTCCCTTTTTGAAAATCCCGAGTATGTTTTTGGAGATAACGCGTTAGAAATCTCTGGTGATGGACAGAGTGTTTCATACACATTTGCTGACTCTTCTATGATTACTACTCCTACTAAGGAAAGAATTGAAATTCCAGATCCGGATTTAGACATACCTATTAGTTGGAATCAAATGCAAGCTGCATTAAAAGCAGCAAATATCATGCAATTACCAGAAATTGCTATATCTGGTGCAAAAAATATAAGTCTTGAAGCTATAAATAGCGGCGACCCTACATCAGATCGTTATACCCAAGAACTTGGGCTGAATGAAACTAACCATAGCTTCACATTTATATTTAAAGCTGAAAATATGAAGGTCATGTCTTATGATTATAACTGTAAGATAACTCAGAAGGGTATATCACAATTTACATCACGCAATGACAAAGGACCTAAAATCACATACTGGATCGCCGTTGAACAAAATAGCGAATTCACATGATGGCTGGGCTCATATTGAAAAAGAGCCAGGATACAAAGATTTCTATAGCGTATATATTCATCACTATAAAGGTGATGCAGAATGCCTAGCTACGTTCCAACACCACTCAGAAGCAGTTGATTATGCTA